CGAGGTTTGCGTTGGCTCCGTTCGGAACGCTGATCACGTCATGCCTGCCACACTCCCAGAAGGTCAATGCGTCCATTTCGCCTTCGGTGATGATGCACTCTTTCTCTCCCTTTATCGCGTCGATGTTGTAGGGGATGAGTTCCGCTCCGGAGCAGAGCTTGAAGCATTTGTCTCCGGTGCGGTACTTGGTGTTGATGAGCTGTCCGTCCTTGTAGTAGTTGAACTGTACGGTGTTGGCTTGTCCGTTCTTCTGCGGCATCCACTCCATGCCTTCCGTCACCTTCATTGCCTCCAGTGTCTGCTGGCTGATGCCGCGGCTCTTGAACCATGCCAGTGCGCGGTCGCTCATGGGCTGGTGCTGTCTGGGTTGCGGTCTCTTGTACTCCTGCTTCCGCTGGCGTATGGGTGTCGGTCTGAACCATGGCTGCTTCTCCATCCAGTACTTCTTCTCGCTTTCGCTTGGAACCGCTGCGCAGCCGCTGAATCCGCAATAATGGCACTTGAACATTCCTGTCTGCATGTTCACCGAGAGGCTCTTGTCTCTCTTATCCTTGCGTTGCTCATGGCATTGTGGACAGTAGGTCTTCGCGTTCGCCGAATGCTGGCTTAGGCTCGTCACGTCTATCCCGAATTTTTCAAAATCAAGTTCTATCATGTCCTCTGTCTTTCAAGCGTTGTTAGATTATGTCCTCCCATTGCTGGGTTGTCTCGCTCCACCAGTGTGCTGCCGATGGTCTTGGCGGTGCGTCGTTCGGAACGATGACGTCGCTGTGCTGGTATCGGCGTCGTCCCAGTTGATCTATCCATTCGCCCACGCCCAATGGCAGGGCTTTGACCTCCGGGATGTTCTTGGGCTTGTCCTTGCATGCCCATGTCCGGACGGCTGCTCTCCAATCCTTCATCGGGTTCTTGCCGACCTTCCATCCGTTGCTGGTGTAGTAGTTTACGAATCTCTCCGGATCCACGTCGTAGCCCTTGCTTGTGGCGTAATTATCCACATCGGAGATTGTGGGTGGGGTAAACCGCCCTGCGGTTTTCTTTTCTACTACCTTTTCTTTATTTCTATCTATATTGTTCTCTTCAGAGAACTGTGCATTAGCATTAGCATTAGCATTAGCATTAGCATTAGCATTAGCATTATAGTGCGAATTTTGCGATTGTATGCGGTCGCATCCGTTCGCATCCGATTGTATGCGGTCGGATGTTCCTTCTGCGTTCGGATGCGATTGTTGCCATCGCTTGCGTGCGTTTTCCCGGTTCCTCTCGCACTTTGCTTCGTATTGTCCTTGCGCCATGTCCACGTCTCGTTTCATGAACTTGAACGCCATCTTCGCTTCGCCCTTGAGGTCTTCTGGCTGCTGTCCGGTCGTTGCGTAGTCTATGATCGAGTCGTAAACCGCGCACCTTTCCGTCGGGGTGAAGTCTGCCAGGATCTCCGCCCATCTGCAAAAGAATAGGAATGTCTTTCGGTCTGCCATGGCTATTCGAATATTAAAGTTGCTTTCCTTGGTGAATTCTCGAAGGTGAGGTCTGGAATGTATTTCGCTTCCATCTGTGTAACAAAGGCTTTGTGTGGGTCGTCCCAAATTCCATTGCTGCATGTCGGCTCGTTCTCGAACACGTAGATCCTGTCCTCGTCGTATTGGTCTTTGGCAAACCAGACCTTGCGGCTGTCCTCTCGAAGTTCTTTGTTTATCTTCATGGCTATTGTTCCGTTTTATGCCGCACGTCGTTCCTCTCCGGTCGGGCGTGCGGCGTTAGTTTATGATTGCTTTATAATCACTCTTTGCTAAAAAGGCTCTTACTGTCGGTCAATGTTTGCGGCTGTTTTCTCTCCAGCTTCTTGGCAAGATTGAGAGCCATGCGCTTCTTGTTGTACTCCTTGTTTGAGCGTATTCCTCGCTCCTCCATGGCTACAGCGTATGCCTTGAGGTATTCTACCGCCTTGTCTCTATCTGCGTTTGAAATGCTTATCATTGTCCTTCGTGGTCTTTTTATTTGAGCAGGAAGCGTCGAGCTCCTTGCGTGGTTATGGTGTACTGTTTCGCGAGATCCGGATGCTCTGTCTGGAATGCCTTAGCGTCGAACTTCGCACTTGGCTTCGGAGCCTTCCATGTCGCGATGGTCTCTCCGCCGTAGCTCAAAGCCTCAGCGTCGCCGAGGGCGAACTTGAGCTTTCCTTCCAGCTCCTCCTTGCGTTTCTCTATCTCGTCGAGCTCCTTCTTCACGTCCTTGAGCTCCTTGTAAGCCTCGAAGACCTCGTCTGATGTCTCTACGGTCTTGCCGTCCGTGTGGCGGTTGTACTTGATGAGAACGTCCGCTACGTTGGTGGCTGCAGGCTCCTGTTTCCCGATGATGTTGTCCGTCCAGAAGCGGTCGATTTCCTCAATCAGCCATTCGTAGTAGTCGGGGACGAACTGGAGGTCTCTGAATCCGAAGTCGAATCCGAAGCCTGCGCTCAGCCATGCGAGGCTGCCTTGCGTGTATCCGGCAACTCCGAGCTGGTACTGGACCTGGGTGAACCATGTCTTCGGGAGGTCGTCCGGGTCTATCTTCTTCATGGTCGTCTTGATTTCGAGGATTCCCTTCTCCTCCGGGCTGCGGCTCTCTCCAAGCCAGAAGGTTCTGTCCGGAGAAACCTGCAGGTATGGTCGCTCGTTGTCTCTGATGATCCAGTCTATCGCGCTGCGCTTGATTACCTCTCGTGCTGGGTTCTCGTCGCTCCACATGCGGCTGACTGCGTCTTCGAGGTGGTGTCCGTTGCGCATATAAACGTTCTCTGCCTTCGGTGCGTCCAGCCCTATCTTTCTGCGCCAGAGCTGGTATGGCGTCTCGTATGGGTTAAGTCCTACGATGGTGGCAACCTCTGAGCTGCCGATTCCGCTTTTGCGAACCTCCAGCCACTGTTCTCTGTTGGCTGGTCGGATTATTGTTGTTGATTTCATTGTCTTTCCTTAGTTTAATGGGAATTGGTTATTTGCGGATGAGGTAGAAGTCCATCCACAAGTCGATGAATTGCTGTCCGGCGTAGGTCGCGAGCGTGCCGCTCTTAAAGCAAAGGCGAGAGCCGACACCCGCGTCCGTGCCCGAGGGGGCGTAGGACGAAGTCGCATAAGCGAGACCCGCGTACGCAGTATCAAATTCGTCTGTTGAACGGAGGCAGTGGTCTTGCTTCCATTTCTCACTCTTGGTGGCGAGTTCTTCGTCAGTCCAAAGGACGAACCATGGATACCATCGCTGCTCGTCTTCCGTGAACTTTGGTGTCCATCCCTCGTTAAGGGCGGCTGCAATGATGCGGAGCTTGAGGTATGCGATTGTGTCGTAGGCGTTGTTGTCTTGTTCCATCGCTCTCAGCTCGTCCACTATTGTCTTGTATTGCAAGACGAAGATGTGGTCTTCGCCGAGTGCTTTGATCGCATCTTCGAAGGTCTTGATGCGTTCTGTCACCGGGCGGTTATCCTGTGGTGTAAATTCGATATCCGGGTAGAGAGCTTCGAGTACTTTGCAGGTGCTGTCTGCTCCTGTTTCTTTGGCTATGTTGTAAGCCTTGATGATGTTCTCTTTTAAGGTTTCCATGTTCTGAATTATTTCTTAGTTGTCTTCTTTGTTACCTCTCCTGTCTCCGGGTCTACCTGCTCGTCGTCCTGCAGTCCGCTCGGTGCTGCTGCTCCGGTGGCTGCTGCGAGGGCTGCCTGCGCTTTATCCTTCGCGCTGCTTGCCTTCTTGACCGCCTCAGCTTGCGCCTGCGCCTCTTTCTCTCTGTCGGTGAAGGTTTCCTTGACCGTGGTCGTTCCTTCCTCTATGGCGTTGCGAAGTGCGCGTAGCTCGAAAATCATAGCCTTGTCGATTTCCTCCGTGGTCTTCACTCCAAGATATGCGAGCAGCTGCTCCGGTTTCACGCCCAGCTTGCCGTAGTAGGCTATGACGTTCTGTCTTGCGCTCTCAAGGTCGATGCTCTGTCCCATCGCCACCTTCTTCGTCTCGTTGATGATCTTCTTGATCATTGCCTTCGGTATCACTGCCAGGACTGCGTTACGGAAAGCGATGCTGGCTGCTGCGTTCCCGGTTACAATCTGCATGTCCTCGGAGTATGTCTTGCCGTTCTTGGTGGTGATGCGTCTCTGCACGTTCTTGCTCACTGCAAAGTTGCTCTCCAGGTCGTGGCAGATGGCTTGTGCCGTGATGGTCTTGCCGTCGTTGCCAATGATGCGTGTTGCCACTCTGAGGTTGCCCCATGAGCTGGCGATAATCTCCGCCATGCGGACGCTCAATCCTTCGATGAGGGTTGTTTCGCCTCTCTGGTTCTCTCTGCGGAGCACGTAGAAGCACTCCTCTGCTGTCTCCTTGTCCATCGTCGCGTAAGTGCTGATTTTGTTGAGCACTGCCGTGAGGTCTCTTGGGTACTGCTTCGCTGTTGCAATCTGCATGTCTACTTCCGCGCGGTCTATTGCCTGCAGCATGT